GCGCACTGCTTGATTGAGATAGTCGATTACTGAATATTGACAAGTTGGTATATTGCTGCAGAACTTCTCGGAAGTTTGAGCGTTTTTAGACACACATTGGTATTTCCAATCTCTGTGTCCGCAGGTAAGTTCGGTCGAACAAGCAGAATAGTAACATGTTGAACTTTAGCCTAGCTACTGGGTTGGTTGAGGAATGTTGGAAGATGCTAAAATCACTGTCCGTGAAAGGATTACTGGAGGCGATCAAGACTAAGGGTCTCGAATGGTACACAAGGTTCAGAATCTGGTTTTTCGGATTGGACCTGGATCAATACAAGAACATTGTAGAAGTTGCCCTCCCTGTCATGTGTGAAGCAGAAGATAGTTACACCAAATTCCTCGAAGTGACTGAACACCCAAAAGGCGAACAGGCATTGGAAGATTGCCTGGAGATCTCAGCACCGTCCAGTTTTTACGACCGGGAACACCCCGACATGCCTATGGACGGTGATGATGAGACCTACAGAGGGTTCTTGGGCTCCCCAGATGATGCTGGCGCCTTTAATAAGGATAAGTTGAAGGCTCTGCGCAAAGAGAAACGTAGAATCAGACCTGGTAAATTAAACGAAGCGAGGAAGTTGTTGGCTGCACACGGTCGTGCCAAGCACGAAATGCCTAACGCCACACTCCTCGACAGACAAGCTGTTCTCTTTACACTCCACAGAGAGTGTGCGCGTTTGAATATCTGTGTCAGAGATGCTGACATACTGTGCCAGTATGCTGCATGGGAGGTGATGACACCAGTGCAGCAACAGATGGACAGCGTTGCGCTTACTTTCAACGAGGCAACCGAAAAACGCCGCATCTGGGTTGAAGCGGTCTCTAAATTTGGCGGGTTCACCGCTCACAAATTCGGACCTTTAAACTAAACAGTCTAGTCCAGTTCTCAGGCTGTGACACTCACATTCATTCACCGGATGTGCCTGAGATGAGGGTACTGGATTGGACTGTCAAAAGAATCCCTCGTTCACGTGTGCTTAATTTAGTTCCTGCTTTTAATTCTGGTTTGATTTTCGGAGTGCATGATTCCTCTTTAGTTAATTTAAAGCGTGCTTTAGTAGAAAGAGTGTTTAGAATAGTGGATGCGGAAGGAAACCTGGTCAAGCCACCAGAGCCCGAAACAGGGGCATTCCAGCCATGCGCAGAATGGGTGCGCCGCTGGAGCAGCCACATCAAGCCTGCTGCCGTCAGCAGTGTTCAGCAAATTGTCAATTCGTATAGCGGGCCTAAAAAGAAATCATATGGCTTGGCGGCTTTATCGCTGCTTAAGAGGCCGCTTACGAAACACGATGCTAGGTTGCAAGCGTTCGTAAAGTCTGAGAAGTTGAATTTCTCGGCTAAGAAGGACCCAGCTCCGAGGCTCATTCAGCCTCGTTCTCAGAGATACAATCTCGAACTTGGGAGATACCTGAAACTCAATGAGAAGAAATTCTTGAAGGGTATTGATGCAGTTTTTGGGTATACGGTTGTGCTATCAGGATACGACAGCTTTACTACTGGGAGGATAATTGCAGGGAATTGGAGGAAACTCCAAGATCCTGTAATTTTATCCTTCGACTTCAAGAGACTAGACCAACACACGCGCGTGCCTGCACTGGAATTCGAGCATTCCCATTATACCGCCGTGTGGCCTGAAGATGAAAACTTGAAGATGCTGTTGTCCTGGCAGTTGCGCAATGAGGGAATCGCGCTAGCAAAGGACGGCGCCATATACTTCACAACAGACGGAAACCGCTGCTCTGGGGATATTAACACATCACTAGGAAACAAGCTAATAGTATGCGGTTTGTTGTGGACATACCTGTCCGAATTGGGGATCCTGGATCTCATTAGACTCGGAAACAATGGAGATGACTGCTTTCTTATGATTGAGCGGGGATATGAAGATCTCGTGGTAAACACTATTCATGACTGGTTTTTAAAGAGAGGTTTTAGGCTTGAACTTGAGCCTATAGTAGATGTACTGGAAGAATTAGTGTTTTGCCAGTCCAATCCAGTCTGTGTGGATGGACGATGGCGCATGGTACGCACCATGACGTCCATAGCGAAAGATAGTCACACATTGTTGTCAATTCAAGGGCAGAAGGATTTAGAGATGTGGTTTGCAGCTGTGGGGCAATGCGGACTAGCCCTCAACCAGGGGGTACCAGTCTTGCAGAGCTTTCATGGCGCTTTTCTCAGGAACTCTAATCAGCGCAAAGTGTCCACCGAATATATGCACAAGGTCGTTGAGTACGGGAACATAGAACGCATGGGTCGTTTAACTGTTAAAGAAACGCGGATCGCCGCATCAACCCGTCTCAGCTTTCATCGCGCTTTCGGTATAGAACCTAGCAGGCAAATTATGCTAGAGCAATATTATGATGAGCTTACTGTGGAGTATGCTCGCCCCGGCGGTGTAAAGAGTACGCCAACTCCTTACAGCCGCTTGCATCCAAATAACTTTTGTTAGCGATTTCTAGCTGTTTGACTAACTGTGTGAAAGTTTGAATTTACACTCTTTACTACTTTGTGTGCAATGGGTGGTTTGCCTAACAAATCTGCCGCCCCAGCGAGGAGAAAGCGAGCTGCTTCAAATAGTGCGATCCGGACAAAACGTGTATCAGGTGGAGGAAGTGTAGCTAGACCATTCCAGAACCCAACGGTCTGGGTTAACGACTTTGTTGTCACAGTGCACGAAGTTAAATCAGGCTTCAACGATTTTACTGCAGAAGATGCTATAAAAGCTAACTTGCAAGTCGCCAAGGAATATAGGTGGACTAGTATTACCGCCACATGGAATCCTTTGCTCAACGAGAATCTGGGAACAGTCGCTATCATGCCGTACTATGTATCAGCTACCAAACCCGACGGTCTTAGCAATATGATCGTAGCAGGGGTCCGTACGCGCAATGGACTAAATACTTTCACCCAGACTGTCGCTGCAGTAGGCGAACAGATGCAAAGCTTGGACTTGACCCCAGTGCCTGCTACAGGACCAAAGACTCAAATAAACGGGGGAGTCACATCTTACGTTGCTGCCAGATCTGCTACCACATCAACCACCGCAGGTAACACTGTAGGGTGGTTGCGTGTCCACTGGAAATTTCAATCACGTTATCCGGTCAACTCGGTGAAGTTGGCCAATCCTTAAGATGCGCTTTAGGGATTGGGGTTTTGGTTTGGTTGGAGGCTCTACTTCTAGAGTTTCACCGACTGTCACCCCCGGCACTCCAGGCTCCGGTGCGACCGGCCCTGGAAACACTTGTCTCATTACTGACTTGAGTGCTGTCGAGCTAAGTAATTTCCGTTTGTCTATGGTCAGCGATCCAGCAGGGATGGCTGCAACTCTGATAGCCGAAAGGCCTGATTTGCTTGCAGCTCCTGTTGGTACCCCCACAGGGGGGGGAGGGACAGTTACTGTCCCCCCGGTTGTAGCAGCGCCTGATGCTTTATCA